CGCAGCGTTCACCACCTGCGTGGGATCAGTACCCGAAACAGTCCAGCCGCCCGAGGTGCGCGCGCCCGCTACGCGAGCGTAGCCGGTGTAGGCCACCTCGTTCGTGTTTTGCGTGCCGCCCTCGCCGGGGTCTGCGGAGTGCAGCGACACGAACAGATTCGTGAGCGGCGTGGTCGCTGTGTTGTCAGCGTAGAGCGCCCAGTTCGTGGCGTTGAAGATCAGCGCCAGAAGGCTATTTTCAACGCTGTTTGAGAATGATGCCATCGAGGTCTCCTGATTTGGTCGGTAGTTTATTCGGTTGAGTCGTCGAGCGACAAGACGGGAATCACGTCGCAGCGGCAGTTCGGGTGCAACGGCGGGCCGTCGCCGCCGTCGTTGGGAAAGTCCTCGTCGATGGCGACCACCACGCCGTCGAGCGCCTCGCACTCGTCGCAGCACCCATCGCCGACCACCCACTGCTTGCCTTCGACACCGGCTGCGGTGTACCCGGCGAGATTGCCCTGCACGTCGGCGTAAGCGGTCTCGGTGCGGGCGATGGTCTCGGCCCGCTCCGGGCTAAAGGCGTAGCTCTGCTCGAGCAGGTCGGCGAGCGCGGAATTGGACAGCCCCGAATCCATCGCGTCAGTGACATCAGCCCGCAGCAGTTCGCGTGTGGCCTCGTCGATGCGCCATTCGGCGTTGGGGTTGGGCACCAGCTCGCCGCCGCGCCACTGCATGCCGACCATTTCGGCGGCGCGATCCTTGGCGTAGTCCACGGCCCGCTGGTTCACCAGTTCCACGATGCTCGCGTCGCTGGCGATCCCGACCTGCACCAGCGCCTCGGCCCCGCCATCGCGGGCCACTTCGGCGAGCAAGTCCTGCATGTCGGCGACGAGTGCGGCCACGTCACCGGCTTGGATGGCGGCCAGCACCTCGTCGAGAACCTTTTGCCGTTCGGCGTCGTCCGCCTTGCCCAGTCGGCGAAGCCCGTGCTCCACCGCGACACGCCACTTCGTAAGCTGCGCGAGGATCAGGCGACGGATTTTTGCTTGTGTGGCGGTAACTGCCGGTCGCTCTCGATTAAGCGACGCGATGGGCTGTGTTTTTTTTTATCCAGCTTGGCCGAATCTGCGCCCCGTGGCGGGCCTTTGGCACCGGGGGGGCTACCACCACCGCCCGGCGCTGCGCTGTCGCCCTCCATGCCGGGAGGGGGCGGCGGCGTGAGCAAGAGCTGTTGTTCGGCGGTGAGCGGATCAAGGCCAAGGTCGTCGCGCACCTCGTCCGGGGTGAGCACCTTGCCGGTCAGGTAAATCTGCGCAATTTGGGCTTCCACCAGCGGGTCGGCCTTATCGGCCTCGCCCCACGCGAATTCGATGTCCTTCGCGCCGAAGTACTTGCCAATCACGTAGTCCATCACGCCCTTGACCCACTTCATCACGGGCAGCAGTCCCTCGGCGGTGGCGGTGTCCTTGGTCGTGGCGGCGGTGGCGCGGTTGGTCTGCGTGGTGAACGCGGTCGCCGGGATCGAGAAGCAGAAGCACACCACGCGCGCGAGCCATTCGTCGTAATCATCGCCGATGGCCCCGGCTTTCACGTCATGGACATCGACACCAGCGGGAACAAACTTGGCTTTGCGCCGCTGCGCGGTATTGCCCTCCATCAGCGAGTCGAACCACAACTGGAACTGGCGAATCTGATCGGGCTGCCAGTTCTCAGGCGTGCTGATGAGGGCGTCAGGCAGGTTGCCTTCGGTGTAGAACTGGAGCTGGTGTATCTGGCGGCGCAGGGCGATGTTCACCGTCATCACGACCTGCTCGACGTGCGAGTACCCGTAAATGCGGTTGGTGCGCGGGTTGCGCGGCATGTAGATCAGCTCATCGCGGTTGTAGTTAACGGCGGGCAGGCCCTTGATGATTTGCTGGTACGCCGGGTCGGGCGGCATGGGCGTGCGCCCGGTCTCGTCAATCACGCGCTTGATAGTGCCACCGTCCACCAGCTCCAGCCCGTAGAGACCGCCGCCCCGGTTCATGCGCGGGTAGATACAGGCGGCGTCGATTACGAACATGTCCTCAAGCAGCATCCGCAGCCACCCGTCCCACGAATGCTCTTGGTCGGGGAAGGCGAAGAATTCCGTGATCGCTTTACAGGTGTCGTTGGGCTGCGCATCTTCGACGCGCATCTTGAGCGTCCACGGGAGCGCGGCCACTTGATCCTTGCGGGTCTCGATAATGAGCCGCATCAGATCGTACCCATCCGCGAGCGCGCGGAGCTGCGAAAAGCTCACGTCCTCGGTGGCGCGCGGGGTGACGCGCGTGTTGACGGCGAACGGGAAGTCAAAGGCCCGCCCGTCGGCGACGCCCTGCGCTTGGGGCTTGAGCGGGTTGCCGGGGCCGAAGAATACGGTTGGGTCGCCGGACATCACGAACTTCACGCCACGCACTACGCGGTCGATGAGTCCCGGTTCCACCGGGGTAACGATTCTACCGTCGGTCGGCGCTGCCACTGTTTGACTCCTGTGCAGCCCGTGCCGCTTCTTCCCGGTAATAGTTGAAAATTCCCATGTTGCGCGAGCGCGCGAGTGGCTCCAGCGCATAGCGCAGCGCGTCGATGCAGTGGTTGTTTGCGTCCACGATGTCGGTGAGCACCGCGTCGGTGAGGCGGTCGGTCTTGTAGCGGTACATGCGCGCTTCGTCGGCGGTGTGCTTGCACCTTGGGTGAATCACGATGCGCTCGAAAGAGCGCAGGAACGCCACCCCATCCTCGACGCTGCCCGGCCCCTTCTCGGCGGCTACGACGTTGGGGTAGCCGTGCCGGTTGAGAAAGCTGATGGTTTCCGGTCGGGCCGAATCGGCCCTTATCGTGGTGCCACCGCGAAAGCCGGGGATGGTGTCGAACAGCTCGGCGGTGTGGTCGATGTCGCAGCCGATCTTGTAGGCCTCGTGCTCGACGTACAGGCAGTTCTCGTGCACCCAACATTTGACCCCGGTGGTGGGGTCTTGCGAGAAGCCCCAGTCCGCACCCAAATAGGGGCCATCCCAGTTGGTTTGTGGTGCGAACGGTTCAATGAAGTATTTGCCGCCAAGTATCTGCGCATCGCTGAGCGAGCGGCACTCGCCCTCCCATACGTGGGCATAAGCGTCGGGGTCTACGCGCTGGAGATAACGTCGCTCGTTGTCCAGCTCCGGTGGGAACCAAGGGTTGTCCCGCCAGCTCACCTTGCGCACGATACAGTCGTCGGGCGGGCGGGTCACAAACCGCACGAAGGTGGGGTCGAACTCGTTTTCGGGGTTGAAGCTGATCCATATTTCAGAGCCTGTTTGACGGATCGTTGGGATCAGAATTTTCCATGAGTCGTCACTGACGCGCTGCGCTTCCTCGACCCAACAGAGGTTGATGCCTTCGGTGGATTTGATCTCGTTGACGTTGTGCCGCAGCCCCTTGAACAAGAACTCGCTCCCGACATGCGATTTGATGGAATTCGCGGTGATGTCGAACAGGTCGTTGTAACCGAGCCGGAAAATTTCATCTTGCAGCAGCCGGTGCACGCTGTCGGCGATGGAGCCTTGGATCTCGCGGGCGCACAACACGCGCACCTTGGTGCGCGAGGCGATGTGCACCAGCGCCCCGGCGAATGTCCACGACTTTGCGCTGCCGCGCCCACCGTAGAAAACTTTGTAGCGGCTCGGACGAAACAGTGGCCGGTACACCCCCGGCAGTTGCAACAGGCCGGGTTCAGTTGGGGCGGCTTCCGTCATGCGGGACTTCGCTGCCGATGAAGGTCACGGTCTTGTAGAAATCGCCAAGCGTCGGCGGGTTGATCGGCGTGCCGTCGCTGTTGGACAGGCCCGTGTTCTCGGTGGTCGCGCCCATCGCAAGGCGCGCCATGCGCTGCACCGATTCGGCGGCGGCGGCGAGCGTGCGCAGCGTGTCCACCGAGGGCAGCAGGTTCGCGGCGTCATACGCTTGGATGCGCCGCGCGATCTTGCCCCGTAGCGCCCCGGCGAGGCGCACGTCGGCATCGTTCCAGTCACGCATTTGTTCGATGCGGCTCTTGACCTTGGCGGTCACGGCTTCGGCTATGACAGTTTGTGTCACCGTCTGTCGCTTCGCCATCCAGTCGCCCCGGTTGGCGCGCGTGTTCACTGCGGCGTGTTTGATGCCGTACTTTTCGGCCAGCTCCCGATAATCCATTGTTCCACCGATGAATTCTGCTTCGATGGCGACCCAATCTGGCTTGCCTGTCATGTGCTGGCCCCAAGCAGTTCACGGTTCACCCCGAAGGTTTGCTCGCAATGCGGGCAGGTCACGTCCACCACTCGCGCGGCGAGTGACTCGGAGCGGTCGCCAAACTCGGCGTTGGCGCGGTTGGTTTCCTCGTCGATGGCGTTCTGCGTGATGGGGGCGACGGCTTGCCCGGCGGTTTCCTCGAGCAGTGTGGTGAGGTCGTATTCGGGGAAGTAGATTTCCATGTCTTTCGGGTCGCCGATCTCCCGCAGTTCGGGGATCAGCTTCGACAAGTCCCACGACGCAAACTCGCTGGTCTTGTTGTCGGCGATGCGGTACTCGCGGGCCTTGGCGTCGTCGATGTCGAGCACCACGCACGGGGCCTTTGTCCAGCCGAGCTGCGTGAGTGCTTTGTAGCGCGTGTGCCCGGCGATCAGCACGTGGCCCTTGTCGATGATAAGCGGGCTGTTGAAGCCGTAGCGACTGATCGAGTGTTTGACCGCTTCGATTGCGGCCTCGTTGTCGCGGGGGTTACGCCAGTAGGGTTTGATGCCTGCGAGCGGGAGTTCGATGACTTTCACTTGCGGTTTTTTCCGCGGCTGGCCGATGCCATCTTGTTGCGGGTGCGCTGCCGCTTGACGTTCGCGGAGAACCACGGTTGCTCGCGGTCGAGTTGGCTAAAACCCTTACTGGTGTTTTTGCGGTGCATTGCCATGATCGTACTCTTTCCTAATTTGCATCTGTCGCCGGGTCTCCCAAGCGCGCTGGTATTCGGTGTTTTCAAACAGCTTTGAGAACCCGGTCACATGCTTGAGGCGCACCAGCTCATCCACTTCAAGGCCGAGCTCTGCGCAGATCGCGGCATCCTTCCAGCCGTTGTCGAGCATCTCAAACACCATCGAGGCCATGCCCGCCACCGAGTGCTTGCCGCGTGCGCGGTTGTGGCGAATCGTGGAGGCCATGCGGTCATTGATCGGCTTGTCGATGACCACCACCGGCACCATGCCCCCGGTGAGCTTCTGGATGTCCTCGTTGAGCTTGAGGGTGCTGAATCGGTGGAACCCATCGACAATCACGTAACTGTCGGTGGCGGCGTCAAACACCACCACCACAGGCTGAGTAAACCCGTCATGTGAAATCGAGGTGTGCAGTAAGCGCATCTCGTTCTTTGCTACGGAGTTCGGGTTGTACTCGTTTGCTCTGACTTTCGCGATGGGCACCCACCGCACATAGTCCACGGGGCTTGCGCGTTGGGGCGAGGCCTCGTGGAGAATTTCACGCAATCGCGCGATCAGCGCGGCGGGGTCGTGGCTTGCGGCCACGGCGGCGCGCACGGCTTCGACGATGTTCTCAGGCTTGGGCATGTTTGTGCTTCACCCGATACAAGCCCGCCGAACTGGTCTTGCCGAGGTGGCGTTCCTTCACGGCGCGGATGCGTGGGCCGCTCGCCCATCCGTTGAGGCGCACGAACTCCCAATCGTTGGTGAGTATGGCGTTGATCTGCGCGCGGTAGAGGATCGGGCCGAGCTCTGCCGAGTAGAGGGCGTCCATCGCCACAAACTTTTTGGCGAAGCGGGCGCGCCACACCGGGTTAGCGATCAGCTTCTCGCAGAGGTAATCGCGATATTCGGGCCAGTCGCGAAACATGAAGGGCAGCTCACGCACGAAGTAGTCGGTCTTGCCGAGCTTGCCTGCGGTGTCGATGCCGCCGATCCGCTGCGTGAGTCGCTCGTACGTGTCCGGCTCAATTTCCTGCATCCTGAACAGATGGCCCACCGCCGTTTCGTGGTGCACGTTGCTCACGCGCATATCGCGGGTGCCCACGCCGTACTGGTGTTGCACGTCGTAGATTCGGTTGTAGCTCCAGCCGTTGCTGTGAATAGCCTTCCACACGTCGAGGTACGACCAGTCGTAGATCGGGTAGAACGTGTATTGGTTCAGCCCCTTGCCCCGGCTGAGCGCCTTGCCCCACGTGGCCCACTTGTAGGTGGCTTGATGCGTGAGGCCGACGGCCCGCGATGGGGATTCCTCGGTGCGAACGCCGCCGATGTTGGCGGTGTTGGGGGGTTGATCCTTGGCAATCACGGCGTCGAACAGCTCCGAGAATCGGTCGGTGCCGTACGTGTTCTCGTGGATCGAGTAGGTTTCTTTCGGGCGCATCCACTGGCCCTTCTTGTCGGGTGCCCAACAATCGAGCCAGTGGTCAATGGTCGAGGTGGCGTTGAACAGCCGAATCGGCATCTGATACCAGAACGGCTGCACGTCCGGGTGTTCCATGATCGCGCGCACGGCGTCCACGGTGGCTTGCCATTCGGCTTCTTGGTCGAGCCAGAGCACCTTGAGCGGGAGCCGGTTCTTTTCGCGCGCCACCTGCAGCGCGAGGTGGAACACCACCGTCGAATCTTTGCCGCCCGAGATGGACACGATGATATTGGGGAACTCGTCGAACAGCCAGCGGATGCGGTCGAGCGCGGCGTCGAACACGTTTTGCTTGCCGTAGATTTTCACCAGCGCCCGCCGTTATTCGGGCGCGTGATCTCTGGCGTGAGGAATGGGGCCGTGAGCGCGTAGTGGATCAGCACCTTGAGTGCGAAGTCGGGGTTGAGCGGCGTGCCGTAGTCCATCGAAACCCCGACATACCAGCGCGCGCCCTTCGACCGGGCGTAGAGCTGGTGCGGGCTGTGCGTGTCCACCACAACGTAATCGCCGCGCTGCACCGCGTAGTCGCGCTTGGCGAATCCGCGCAGCGTGAAGTCATCACACCGCAGCAAGAGCTGGTGTGTGTACCGTGGGTAGGCCGCATCCGTGTGCAGTGGTTGAGCGCCATGCACACCGATCCAGTGCGGTTCGGTGCCGTTGAGCACACCGGGAGCGCGCCCCCACGTTTTCAGCGAGTGCTTGCCCGTCGGGAACACCACCGCCAGATCGGCGTCGCTCGGCACCGGCAACCCCAAGGGCGGCGTGTGCGCGAGCATCACAATGGGGTCGGGTCTCATGCCGGGCTTGAGGCCCGCCTTGATCGGGTATTTCACTTCGACACCCGGATCGGCTCAGGGTCGGCGAACGTAAAACTCTGGCGCTTGGAGCTGCGCCGCTTGTCGATCTGCGAGACAGCGATGGCGTGATTCACCAGCGAGGGCACGTGGATCCAGTGCTTTTCCTTGCGGCTGTACAGGAAATCCCGCAGCAGCGAGTCCGTGCCCTGCCAGCGAACGGTGATGTCGTGAAGCGCCTTGGCCCACGCGAGCAGCTCAGCAGCCAAGAACGGCGGGAGGTAAACGCATTGGTTCATCATGAAGTTCCGATCCCACCGCGAACCCGCAGTCAAATCAGCTTTGCGCATCGAGAAAAACTGGATGACGTTGATCGGGTGCTCGGCTATCGCACTTTCGAGCTTCGCGCGGAAATTGCGCGTGAGCAGAATGTCGTCCTCCATGATGACAACAGGATCGTTCCCGGCCATCGCGAGCGCGGCGAGATACGTCTGCATCGCGTTGCGCTTCGTGTCGTGGCACCACTCGGCGTCGGGGAGCAGCGCGCGGAGCTGCGCGGCAAAGTGCTCGCGGCCCGCACACGTGCGGACGATCAGACGAGTGGCGGGCTGCACTTGGAAATCGCGATCAGTTGCCGGTTTATCAGCGTGGCCGGTCGCTTCCTCATGCACCAGTAGCGCCACTCGCCGAGATCGACGTAGTTGCGCACCGTGTCGAACCAGCGCCGCGAGGTGCCGTGC